AACAGCAATAAATAAAAAAATAACTTTTAAACAATTTTGCGAAGCATTTGATAAAATAATGATTCAACACGAAATGAATCAACCAATTAATCCGATCACAAAAAAAAGAGAATTGCCTATTTGGGCTCAATAAATTAAATTAAGCCTCGGTAGATTTGCCACCTTTTAAAAACCTAAACTCATCCGGCAAAACTGCAAATATTGTAAACTTTTAAACTAAACACTATGCTACTTTGGATTATCGGACTAATTGTCTTCGCTTATTTTTACGACTACCTTAACGTGAAACGAATCAAACAGATGCCAATTTGGAAGGGTAAACACCTTCGCGTTCACAATCAGAAACAAGCTATTAAAGAATCTAAATCAAAAAATTATGGTAGTTAAATTTTTAATCGAATCAACAGATCTTAACCATATTAAGTCAATCTGTTATAACGATCCCGAACATACAGAAGAAAGTTTTGTTGCTAGATTGATAGCTGTTCATCCTTTAACTGAACACTACTTCAGATATGTTGAAATTGAGATTAAAGATATGCAAATGTTTTTAACGTCTCTTTTCATAAGAGGAAAGCAGATAGGTCTTAAACTTGAGCCTACATACTATAACAACCCATTACCATTTTAAACATAAAACCCAAACACATGAAGCAACTACTTCAAATTCAAGCGGAATTAAAAGCGCCTAAGAATCAATTTAACTCATTCGGTAAATACAAATACCGATCCTGTGAGGACATTCTAGAGGCTGCAAAACCTGTACTTCAAAAGCATGGATGCACTTTAACTTTATCAGATTACATTCAAACAGCCGGATCTTTAATCTATGTCGAAGCCGTTGCAACGATTACAAACGGAACAGATACCATTCAAGTAAAGGCTCAAGCAGGTATTGATGCCAACCGCAAAGGGATGGATATAGCACAGTCATTCGGTAGCTCTTCAAGTTATGCTCGCAAATATGCTTTGTCCGGATTGTTCCTTTTGGATGATACTAAGGATGCAGATGCGACCAATACGCATGGCAAAGAAATACCTACAAGGGAGGAAAAAGATGCTCTGATCAGACAAACTGAAAAGCTACCTGAAGAAAGAAGGGCAAAGGCTATTGTTGCAATTAACAAAGCAGAAACTCATGATGAATTCATTAAACTTAAAACCGCTTTAGATGGCATCAAAATTAACTGAGCAACAGCTTAAAGATGTAAATGAGTTGCTATCTTCAGGCACACTCAGGCAATTTGAAATAGCTCGTAAATTAAACATAGATCCGGCAACTATTAATTATTACCATAAATTACGGAAAGGATATAAGATAGTAGTAAAGGAAGGTTATTTCAATGTAAATTTATATACTAAAGAATTAGTAACTATTTAAAAACTAAACAATGGAAACAAAAAAAACAGCTATTGATGTATTCTGGCAAAAGCTATTATCTAAGGATGAAACCCTTGCACTTAAAATGCTAAGCGAATACATGGAATGTAAAAGATTAGAAAGCATACAAATACGCAATGCTATGCGATACGCAAGGGACAAAGCTAATAATAACAAATCAGGTGAAGATTATATCCTTGAAACATTTGGATATACCGTTTAAAATTTAAAAATAAAAACATGAAAAAATTAGTAATTCTTAAGGATCGAGCCGAATACATCATAAAAGAACTTGGCGACAAATGTAAGTATATTGATGAAGGTGGATTTTTAGTTATTGAAATTGATAACAACGATTCAGCAATATTAACCAGTTTATTTCATGCCGGCATTAAATACGGTATGGACAAAGCAAATCAAAACATTGAAGAGCTACTAAATAAAAAACTCGGCGTTTTTAACTATTAACCAATAAAATCAAATCAAATGTCAAACTACGACAACACAAACAAAGGTGCATTATTTACTAATGATCAGAAAGGAAATGAAAAAGCTCCAAACTACAAAGGCAAGCTCAATGTAAACGGCAAAGAATACGATATAGCCGGATGGGTAAGACAAGGTAAAAGCGGAAATTTTCTTTCCCTTACCATTGCTGAGCCTTTTAAAAAAGATAGCGACTTACCTAAGCAAACTACATACAATAAACCAAAAGACACCGGCGATCTGCCATTTTAATCATGACAGCAAAAGAAGCATTAAAAGAGATTAGAGATTATTTCAATTTGGATCTTCTGCCATATTCTGAACAAAGGTTGCTTTCAATACTTGAAATGCTCGATAAAACTAAAACAATTACCAAAATAAAAAAGGTTTATGTTTACGATAATGAGCATTCGGAATATGAAGAAAAGAGGATTGATTTAATTGAAGAAGCGGAAAGGGTAGCTCACATGTACGATACAACTTTGCAGGAAATGAAATGCAAAAGAAAGTTTCATAATATTGTTGCAGCACGTGCCCACTTTTGCAGGTATGTTCGCCTTCATTCAGATATGTCTTTAAGTCAAATTGGTAGGTTTTTAAAAAGAGATCATACAACAATTATGCATCTTATCTATTCATCAAAAGTAAAATGCATGATTGCACCATTACCACGTAAAATTAAAAAAACATGATTTATTTAATTATCGTTATGGTTTGCACAGGTATTGCTTTTTTATGGGTAAGCGGTATTGATGCAATGAAAGAAGAACACCCAGACTATGAAGGAAAAGATTTATACGATGAAGAAGGCTTCTGAAAAGGAAATACATACAGCCGTCTGTAAATACTTAGATGCTCAATATCCTGATGTGATCTATCTCTCTGATGCCTCTGGTATGAGAGTCACAATAGGTCTTCAAATGGAGCTGAAGCGCAAAAGGTGCAAAAGGTATAAAATACCTGATCTGATTATTTTGCATCCTAATAAGACTTACAAAGGTCTTGTAATTGAAATAAAGACTGATCTGTCAAAGGTTGTAACTAAGTCGGGAGATTTGCGTAAAGATCCACACGTAAAGGAACAGCTAAGAACTTTAGAGCGATTGCAAAAGTTAGGATATGCAGGTGTATTCGGTTGCGGATTCGATCACATTAAAAGCCTTTTGGATGAATATTTCATTTAGACATGGCAGTTTATTTAGCGGAATAGGAGGATTTGACCTTGCAGCAGAGTGGATGGGATGGGAAAACGTATTTCATTGCGAATGGAATCCTTTCGGACAAAAAGTATTAAAACATTATTGGCCTAATTCAATAAGTTACAATGACATCACAAAAACAGACTTCTCTATTCACAGAGGAGCAATTGACATCCTCACAGGAGGCTTCCCCTGCCAGCCATATTCAGCAGCAGGAAAGCGACTCGGCAAAGAAGATGAGCGCCATTTGTGGCCCAGCATGCTTAGAGCAATACGAGAAATTCAACCACGTTGGATTGTGGGGGAAAACGTTCTCGGCCTTGTTAATTGGAATGGAGGGATGGTATTCGAAGAGGTGCAAGCTGATTTGGAAGCTGAAGGGTACGAAATTCAACCGTATGTACTTCCAGCTGCGGCCGTTAACGCTCCACACCGAAGGGACAGAGTCTGGTTTGTTGCCTACGCCACAAGCAATGGATATGATGCAAAACACTCCACGACAAATAACAGAATCGGGCAGGATAATATCGAATCAGGGACACAATGGGAGCGCACCATTAAAGGACTTGGCAATGAACGGACTTCTTCCAACACCAAGAACAAGCGGAGAGGAAAGTTACGAAACGAGATGCAAAAGGCAAGGTCACAACAAAGCGATGAGTTATTTAGATGCGAACATACAATATCAAATTGGCACAACTTCCCAACTGTCTCCCCAATTTGTTCTCGAAATGATGGGCTTTGCAACCGACTGGACGGAATTACCTTTTCTAAATGGCGAAACGAATCAATCAAAGCAGGAGGAAACGCAATAGTGCCTCAGGTAGTTTTTCAGATATTCAAAGCAATAGAATTATTCACCATTCAAAATCAAATAAAATGACACGAACACAAGCACTCTCAAAGCACCTGTTATCAGGTAAGCCGGTAAGCATTAAAACAGCTTACAACTATTTCGGAATCAGTAATATTAGCAGGGAAGTGATCCGGTTAATTGAGCGACCTTTCGGAGTAACCCTCACACGTACAAAAAAGGAAGGGAAAACGAAATACGGATCTTATTGCAACTGGATCGAATACAGCCTAATGCCTAACAAGCTGAATGCAGCCGGGATAAAAAAGCTAAAAAAATTCCTACAGGAAAGCCAAAACAAACAGAAAGTTTATTAATTTTGTAAACGATGAGTCGCAGCATCACTTTTCAACTTATTGCCCGAAAGAATTTAGGAGACTGCGACCTCCTTTATTCTGGAGGGCATTTTTAATTTATGCAGAAATCATACTACTTTCAACATGATTACAATGCTGCATCTGACAGCAAAATACTATTCCTTCGACAACAATTAGGAATGGAAGGATACGGAATATATTGGTTTGTCCTTGAGCAATTAGCACAATCAGGTGGGTTTTTACCTTTGAAGATAATCCCTGTACTTGCAATGCAAAGCCAAACTCAGGAAACAAAATTAAATGCAGTTGTAAAGAACTATGAACTATTCGAACTACATGAAGATCAATTCTTTAGCACTCGTTTGAATTCACATCTTCAGATCAGAAAACATCTTAGCGACAAGGGCAAGGCAGGTGCTTTAAAGAGATGGCATACAACTCAACTCGATAGCCCCCCTAATAGCCCCCCCATTAGCATCCCTAATGCAAAGGAAAGTAAAGGAAATAAAGTAAATAAAGGAAATAAAGTAAATATATTTACACCCCCACAGATAGAAGAAGTTAAATTGTTCTTTGAAGAAAACGGATTTGTAAACGGTGAAAGAGCATGGAACTATTACAACGATGCAGACTGGAAAGATAGCACCGGCAAGCCTGTAAAGAATTGGAAGCAGAAAATGAGAGGTGTATGGTTCAAAGATGAAAACCTCAAGCCGGCACCTAAAGAAAAGATCATGACATTAACAGAATACATTGACCAACAAAAAGCAATAGGAAATGAAGACTTTATGTAGACTTATGCCACACGAAGCAGAAACAGCTATAAAGATGGCACTTAACGAAGCTGAAATGATTGCAGGTAGAAACCTATCTGATGAACAAAAAGGAGCTATATTAAGGTTCCTAACTGATGACATAAAAACTAAGTTCAGTTGGCTGACTGTTCAGTATTTAAACCAAGCGATCAGAAACGGCCTTTCTTCGGACTTTAAATACTTAGACTATAAAACCATATGCAAATGGTTTTGGGACTTTAAAAATAGCCCTGAAATGAGTTTAAAGATACATCTGAATAGTCCGCTAACACCGACAAACGTTCCTGAGTTTATGCCTGTGAATTGGTATATGGAAACAAATAAGGCATATTACAAGTACTGCAACGGTGACTTAAACACAAATCAGATTAATACTGCGATCTATAGCCGCCTTCTTTTAGATGGTTACTACAAAATAAACACATACAAAAGATATTACGATCATGAAGAAAAGGCTCAAATTGACATTGAAAGAGTTTGGGATGCACAAAGAAAGATAGTAGTTGACACCTTCCGAGAATTACAGATGAACGGTGTTGAGTTTATTTATTCACCAAATCAATTTTTTAAGAATGCAAACTAACTTGACAGATATGCTGATTGTTCCTTTTGTTAAAATTCTAAAAGAAAGCGGAAAGGATGAAGTTAAATGCAATGAGTTCATTGGTAAATATTACGCCTACAGAGAAGTTTTCCGTTTAGGATATAATATCATTGAGCCTGAGCATAAACTTGAAAAAATGCCACAGGATGCAAAACAAACATTATGGAATGATTCTCTAAAATATTGCTCAAAGGATCGTTTGAATTGGTGCAAAGCCGTTCACTTTTATAACCTTGTAAAATAATAAATTCTTTGCCGTTTAGATTAAAATTAAAAGTTAGTTTCAATCAATGAAGACTCGGCAAAACCCGGCTGCTTACCGTAAGATCAGCAGTCGGTTATATTTAAAAAGATATAAAGTAATTATACCGAAAGGTATTATACTTTAAAGCATATAAAGGAAAATAAGTTCCAAAAATTAGTAAATAATGGAAAATATACTATCTTTTGTAGTAATAAAATAAGGTTTAAACTGATATGATTGATATAAAAAGTAAAACTAATAAACTGCAATAAGTACCGATAATTGCTACTTAATGCAAAAAAATACACTTAAATTCGGAAACTTTCCGATGAATAGATAAAGTTTACCAATGGTTCAGGCATACACAACGGTACGGCTTCAAGCCGGACTACCTGTAGGGCTCAGGCTAAAAAGATTGTCGGTAAACTTTTAAAATTAGTCGGTTACAATTTGTAACCAGTTAACTACAAAATGAAGTCAACTGAAATATAAATTTGCCTCAGCCTCCCTTCTTGTAACCAAACCTTTCAGCACCTTACCGCCTGCCTTTGTCCAACGCATAAACTCATTCCGTATGGTAGGATCGTTTGGATTAGCATTTACTTTCTTCAGCAATGTACTTTTATTCAATGCGCCGACACCTACGTTAAAAGCAAATGATGTCAATGCTCCTAATTGATTATCGTTAATGCTGCTTTTTACCAAACCTTTTACGCTTAATTCAAATCGATTTACCATTTCAAGTAATAACCGATCTGCACGATCTAAGGTAATTTTATCACCTTGCTGGACTTTGCTTCCGTTCTCATAAAATGTTGATCCGTACCCGATTGTCCAAACATTAGCTGGACATAGGTACGCTGTCAATTTTAACCCTTCAAACTTTCTGATTATCGCTGTTCCTTTGTTCATAGTCTTTAACGTGTTTAAGTAGTTTCCTTTGTGCTGCAAATACAATCCGGTAAGTATTGCGCTTTACTGTATTTATATCGTCTATCTCTTCGTCATATGTCTTATATTCAGAGTCGCTAAGTTCGGCAAGGGTAGCGATAACTTCAAGTTGGTTACTGATAATATCGAGCAACTCAAATCCGGTATATTCAGGAAATTCAGGTATTTGTGTTTCTTCACTCATAAGATTTTTTAAATGTATAACCACCTGTATGGTTTCTTCTTCCATTTATTACTGCTGATATTTTTGTCGCGCTTAAATTTAAATTACGAGCAGCTTCATGTATTCCGTTATATCTACTAATAAAATGTTCATCTTTATATGCTAAAACATCAAATTTGTAATTATATGAATCTTTGCCATACTTACCTTTAGAAGGATTATACAACAACATTCTATTTTTAATTTTTAAAATATGATCTTTACTTAATTTTTTATTTTTAGCAGCTATTGACAAACTTTTTTTATGATCTTCAGTTATAATATAATTTTTACGTCCTTCAAGCATTTTAAGATAATTTATTTTATTATCTCTTTTTTTTGCAGCTATGCTTAATTTTTCTCTATATTCTTTTGTATATATTTTATTTATTGTACCATCACCTCCATCTGTCATATTTGAAAGAATACCACTTCTAAGATCAATTCTGCCATATTTTTTAATTAACTCTATTTCTTTTGTTTTTGCTTCTTGATATGATATATTATCAAATAATATATTTACTTTAAAAGCAGTTTTTTTAGTTATATTTTTCCAAATATTGTTTCTTCTTGTTTTTTCATTTGCTCTTTTATATATATTATCGCTGCCTATTCCAATATAAAAAGGTGTATTATTATCTAATCTTATATGTTCATATACGTATGCCATTATAATATTTTGCCTTTATAAATTGAATAATTTTTTACTTCGTAATTTACAAAATTTGTATCTAATTCTACCATAGCAAATCCGTGATTCCACTTATTTAATGGCATATATGCTGGATTCAATTCACATAAACAACCTAAACTCCAAGTAGTTACAATATCTCCGTTCATATCTGTTTCTGTGTGCGAACTAGTCTGGTGATTATGGCCCTGCATTGCTGAAACTTTACCTTTCATATAAAGACCGCGTGCAATGTTTACCGGACTGAAAACAGAAGGATATTCGTGGCCATGAATGATGTTTAATTTATTCGCTTTTATAATTCGCTTTTCACCAATTACTTGCATTCCTCTTTCCTTTGCCTTAAGCAGATTCTCAAATTTAAACTCAGGTATTCCCAAAAGTTCCGGGGCTTTGTGCATCAGGTAATGTTCATATCGTTCATCATGATTGCCTAACTTATAATAGATATTTGCTCCAAACTTCTGCAATACATCTAAAAAATCATTAACTGCCAATAATTCGTGTGCTACTGATCTTTTACGTGGATCTTTTTGGAAACGTGAAAGACCGTAAAAATCCACCGTGTCTCCGTTGAGTAGTATAGAATCTGGTTTTTCTTCTTTGATCTTATCAAGCGCAGCCGTAACCGCCTCGATAGAATGATACGGGACATGTATATCGGAAAGCACCGCTAATCGCTTTGCCTTTAAAATAAATGGCTCATATTTACTTTCTTCAGATTCGGGAAGTTTATAAGGATTATATGGCCTATTTTCTTCCTTAAAAAAATCGCTTTTTTCTATAAATTTAGTTTTATTTAGTTTTCCTGATTTCCCTTCAATATATCTGAGCCGTTCCCTTGCGTCTTCTTTATCTTTAAAAGCCTCTTTATTTTCTTCATACATTATTCGAGCAAGCTGATTAGTAGGCATATTCATGCCATGCTTTTTTCTATATTCTCTGGCAATGTCTGCTTTATTCATTGTATGAGGTTATCGATATCTATTTTATTGTTTTTGGACTCCTCCCATAAATACTGCCAAACGTCATCTATTGTGGCATTTTCGCCGTAAATAGATTCACACCGCTTTTTGCCATTTAATAACACCTCAAATATGAAAGCTGCCATGTCAAGACTATACATTGCACGATGCAAAGCCATCCTGTCATCCGGATCACTCAGATCATATTTAATGTTGACAATAGCCATAAATAGCCAAAAATTAAGTAAGTAAAAAGAGAAACCACACGTAAAGCCCAGAAACCGCCTAAATTTCTGCTCAAATTATCT